GGTATTGCGTTTAGCAATAAGAGGTGGTTGCATTTCTTTATGCTCTTTGTTCCTGTTATGGGTCTTTGGACAAGTTCCATCGGTATTATTGGTCTTGCTCTCAATCTTCGTGCTTATGACTTTGTTTCACAAGAACTGAGAGCAGCAGAAGATCCTGAGTTTGAAACTTTCTACACCAAGAACATTCTTTTGAATGAAGGTCTTCGTAACTGGATGGCAACTGTTGACCAACCACATGAGAACTTTGTATTCCCAGAAGAAGTTCTTCCTAGAGGCAATGCTCTCTGACGACATGCCTTACAAGTTGAGGGAAATTGTTCAAGACACTTTCCCCAACTTATTCCGACCTCACAAAGACTGGAAACCTCCGTCAGAGTATCAAAACAAACAAAATAAAAACAAAGAAGAACCTCATAGATAGTGTAGTTTCATACACAAATATGAAGTTCTTTTTTGCTTTTCTTGCAACACTCTTTCTTGCTGCACCTGCTTGGGCTGTAGACGTTCAGATGGGATCAGGTGGAAACTTGATTTTTGACCCAGCAGATGTTACAATCTCAGCAGGTGAATCAGTTCACTTTATAAACAACATGCTTCCTCCACACAACGTGGTAGTTGAAGACCATCCCGAGATCTCTCATGAAGCACTCGCTATGATGCCTGGTGAAGAGTTTGATGTCACCTTTACAGAAGCAGGTGATTACACATACTGGTGTGGTCCTCACAAGGGAGCAGGTATGATTGGTACAGTACACGTAAACTAATGAAAATTTTTCTTGACACCGCTGACACTCTTGCTATTGAACGCTATTCTGACACTGGATTGATCGATGGTGTCACTACTAATCCTACTTTGATTATGAAGAGTGGTAGAGATCCTAGAGATGTCTACCATCATATCAAAGATATTGGTATTCAAGATATTAGTATGGAAGTCATGGGTGACTTCGACCAAATGTATGCTGAGGGATATAAACTCGCAAAAGAATTTGGTGATGTTGCTACAATCAAACTTCCTTGCACCCGTGAAGGTCTTCATGTTTGCAAAGCCCTTTCTGGTGAAGGCATCAGGATCAACGTCACACTGGTCTTCAGTGCCGCTCAGGCAGTCTTAGCATCCAAGGCAGGGGCAACCTATGTCTCGCCCTTTGTAGGACGCCTGGACGACCAATCAGTGGCAGGTCTAGAAGTTGTACGATCCATCTCTGAACTGTATCGTATTCACAGAATGCCGACACAAGTTCTTGCTGCATCCATCCGCAGTGTTCAACGTGCGGTTCGTTCTTGGTACAATGGTGCTGAGATCTGCACGTTGCCACCTAAAGTGTTTGATCAGATGTATGATCACATCCTTACCGACAAAGGAATGGAGATCTTCAAAGATGATTGGGCAGCTGCTGGACAAGTCTGATTCCATATGATATACTAAGGGTCTTCGGACCCTTTTTTTATGTCATTCAATTCAAAAATTCTGGATCCAGAACAAGTTGAAGAGTTTCTGGACAGAGCACGTAAGGTTGGTGTAAAAGCTGATACTGCCAATCGTTTTCTCTATCTCTCAGAGAATGATGAGGAAGAAGAATTTACTATGGAGAAGCAGTTCTATCAATACTTCTTCAAGACTTTCTCTGAGAATGAGTTCTATCGCAACGCTGTTCTTCCTCAGAAAACTTCTGTTCCTGCTGTTTATTTTTCCAATGAAGAGTTTGGAGAAGAGTGGAAGTTCCATCGCGATGACTTTGATCAAGAAGATATGACTCGCGAGTATAGTGTTGTATTGTCTTTGTCTGATGAGTATGAAGGTGGAGAAATGGTGGTTCTCCGTGGTGGTATTGAATCCACTATCAAACTTCCAAAAGGTTACATGGCAATCTTCCCTTCAGATACCTATGTCAAGTTTGAGAAAGTAACATCTGGAGAACGTGTTCTTTGTCGCTGGGCAACTGAGGTTGGGATCAAAGATCATACTCACTTTGAAATCAATCTGAGGTATCAACAATTGTTCAATGCTTTCCAAGGTAGTCTGTCCCCTCAGGCAGAAGAGATGTTCTTCCTTGCCAACAATATGCTGGCAAATAATTTTATGAAAAAAGTTGACTAAATATCTCCACGTCTACTATTGACCGCACCAGTACGGTGTGATACAATACGCAAACCCTCAGGAGGCATCCCAGCAGACCATGGATAAAGATTCTCTGATCAAGGAAATCCTTTTCAATCTGTTTGAATACACAGACGCCGACCCTGAGTTGCTTGACGCTCAGTATAGGGACGGCACATACGATAACTGGAGTATCGAAGATCTCCAGTGTAAACTTGCACTTATTCAAGAAACCGTAGCAAATGAGCTTTATAGTTTACAGTAAAGACGGGTGCCCACACTGCACCAAAGTTGTTCAACTGCTTCAACTCTCGGAGATGAGACATGTTGAATATAAATTAGAAAGAGACTTCACAAAAAGCGAATTCATTGAAGAGTTCGGACAAGGATCTACATTCCCACAAGTTGTTGTTGATGATACTCGTATCGGGGGATGTACAGAAACTGTGGAGTATCTAAGGGAACGCAAAATCATTTAGTCCAATGGATGAACTTCTTTATCTTATCGAACGATCTATCGATGAAGCATTTGAACATGACAAGTATCTTGTCAACATGTATTCTATGCTCAAACACTATAAATTTACTGGAGTAAAGACTAGAGAAGTTTTAGGATCATCCACGTTTGCAAGTATTCAATCTCTAATCAATGACCTTGATGAATATATTCAAGGTGGACAAGACAGAGATCATAAAATGCTAAGAGAGGCATACGGACACCTTCCTAAACCTCGCGCCAGAAAAATTAGAAAGTATCTAAATCAACTCGTTGAAGACACTACTCGTTATGAGCAAGAGAGAAAACCAGGAAGGAAAAAAGGATCAAAAAACAAGAAGTCAAGGTATACATCTAAATAAAGGTGTAGAGATTATGATCTCATCCAACAGGGAGGAAGAAGAGCCAGAAGAAATATCATCAGTATTTTCTTTCAAACAAACGGTTACTCTTTTTTCTCGAAGGTTCACTGTTTTGTTTGGAATAGACAAAATAGACGAGTAACCTGGAGAGGGATCATGGAAGTCACATTAGTTTCATCGGTGCTAGTATTTGCTGTACTGATTACCGTAGGGGGATTTATTTTAGGAGGTGTGCTAGGATGGGTAGGACACAACTACTATCTTGAACACTTCGCGATGAAGCAATCCTTCCAAGCGAACCACCCAGAATTTTATGATTCTGAAGGAAAGATTATTCCGAATCAACTTCTTACTGTTAGGTTTGAGTCTGAGGACGAGTATTTTGAAGACTGATTACATTTGAGGTAAATTACAATGGCTACAAAAACAAGGAAAGAATTACCCTTGGCTGAATTGCTTATTACAGAAGTCTTGCAAAAGGTTTCTAATGCAAAAACGAAAAAGGAGAAGGTAGAACTTCTGCAGAAGTACAATAGTGATGCTCTGAGATCAATTCTTATCTGGAATTTTGATGAGAGTCTCACAAGTGCTGTACCTGAAGGAGAAGTCCCTTATACTCCCAATGATGCACCTGTAGGTACAGATCATACCCGTCTCTTCAAAGAGTTCAAAGGTCTGTACCGCTTTATTGTGGGAGGAGAACCAAAACTGAACAGGATTCGTAGAGAAACTATGTTCATTCAACTTCTGGAGAATCTTCACAAGGATGAAGCAGAACTGATCTGTCTTGTCAAAGATGGAGCACTTCAGGATAAGTATCGTATCACTAAGGCAGTTGTTTCGGAAGCATTCCCTCAGATCCAGTGGGACAGGAGGAGGAAATGAAACTGCAAGTTACTCTAGAAGACTATCAAAAAGCAGGAGAGACCTTCTGGCCAAAGTATTGGTATGTTGCCAAAGAACTGGGTGAGACTGCCAAACCAGAGGAGATTCTCAAGGTCATGGAAAACCTTGCGAATGTTGCGATGCGTGAAAAGGTAGAGGACAAAATCGGACCATTTGGATTCAATAAAAAGTCTGAGGTGAAGGAAGATGGCGAGTAAGAAAGCACCACCTTTGGTGTATGAGGTTCTTGAAAAGGTTTCTAGAGCCAGGACACCAAAGACTAAACTGAGTCATTTAGAAAAGTATGATAGTCCTGCCCTTCGTACTATTCTTCTTCTGAACTATCATCCAGAGATGAAGTTTGTTGAGTTCCCTGAGGCAGAATATCTCAAAACTGAGAAACCATCTTCCAATCTTTATGATGAATATTCTACCATCGGACACCTGACTGAAGGTGGTGGTAGAATGAAGGGGACGACTGAGGAAGTGCGTCAAGCGTATGTAAAATTCATGAGTTCCATACATTCCTCTGATGCAGAGGTTGTCATTCTTGCAGGACAAGGTAAACTGGAGGAGAAATACAAGATCTCCAAAGGACTGATTGTTGATGCCTATCCAGAACTTTCTTGGGAATGAAATGAAGCACGTACTCTTCACATTGTATGACTGTGATGAATATCTCCTCGATGATGAGGAGTTTATTCGTATTATTTTAGGAGAGGCAACGAAAAAAATGGGTGCAACTCATCTGAATACTGTCACTCATAAGTTTCAACCGCAGGGTGTGACTGCTGTCACACTTCTTGCTGAGTCGCACATGTCAATTCATACTTGGCCAGAGAAAAAGATGGCAGTGTGTGATGTCTTTACCTGTGGTGTATCTAATCCCAAGAAAGGTGCAGTCCATCTTGGTAGGAAACTAAAGGCAAGAGACTTCACTGCTACAGTACTGGATAGATCACCTGCCCGTATCGAATTCCAAGTTTGAATCCAAAAATCGGCGGAAAAAAATTCCGCCAAAAAATTGACTATAAAGTTTTTATAAAATTGTAACACATGTTACAGTTGTCGTCCACTAAATACTATGGTATAATTACCATACGTTCATCCAATGATCAGCGTTCTGCTGGCATTGACCCTTGCCCATCATGCAGACGGCACACCTTATGGGTGGCATATGTCGTGTGAAAGGTTTCTACAAAAGCGGATTGAAATCCTTATGGATGACAATCTTGACCGTAGGTCAAAGTATAACCTTATAGGTTATTTCAAAAGCAAAGTAGAAGGTCAATGCGAAGGAACACTGACATAGGACGCAAGTAAGTCGCGGAACGGAGCGTTCACCCCATGTTGGAACTACTATTGTATTCATCGATGGCCTGTCCAGACGCTGATGCTTTGATCTTTAGGATCCAAAAGCAAAAGCACCTGGAACCAGAGATTAGGATAGAACTGGTTGAGACCGTAAAGGAATCTGTACCAGAGTGCTATTGGGGCGCAAACGACTGAAGGAACGGGAGTTTATTCACCCTAGTATTTCAGTACAATGAACACACTTACTCTCATCAAAAAGCAGATCCAGAAAGCATCTGCACTTCACGACGCACAAATTGCGATGACCACTTATCGTGGTGTTCGCTATGAGTGCCAACAAGGAGCAGAAGAGGTACATGGTACTTTCTGCTATCGCGGTCACACTTATAACAAGTGAGGTTGCCATGTTAGCACTTCAAATCGCTGCGCTCGGTTCACTGTTCTCTGCAGCATTTATCGGTTTACTTTACGGTGAACTGGTTCTCTTGAATAAAATTCAAGGTTGAGGACATGTAAATGCTGAAGGTCAAATTTCAATATGACCTTCCAGTATACGATCCAGAAAAACACGATCCAGCAAAAGTCTTTGGATTTTTGACCTATCGTGGTGTACACTATGCCAAGTGGGTTGATCTAAAATCCAGAGGCAAACAAAACTGGAAAGTCGAAAGCTGAGGGGTTTACACCCCTCTTTTTTTGTGTTATCATAGGAACACCTTACCATAAATAAATGGATAGAGAGAAACTCAAACTCATCGTCAAGAATCTCAAGTCTCTCACGAATGCGTTGGAGAGTGAGGTTTATTCTAATACTGATGCATACAAAATCCAGTTGCAGCAGGACGGACCACATTTCGGTTTCAAATACGATGATGGAGACGATGATGGATACCCAGACTGATTGGCGTTATAGCGAAGAACGCATGGAGTACAGACAGGCAGCACTTAGAGTGTTGTTGTCAAGGTTTGGTCACCAATTAGAGAATGGTGTACCAGTGTACTCACAGAAATCAATTTATGAATGTGCTCATGACTGGGTATCTCAAGGCAACGTGTCTACATCAGGCATTGTCAAATATTACCTAGCATACTACACAAACAAATGAGATACAAAGATACAATCAAACTCTGCAAGAAAACCCTAAAACTTGCAGAAAAGCATCCTATGAAGTATAATGATGCTGAGATCCTTTACATGAAAAAGGCACTTCGTGCTGCTCAGGAGGGTCTACAACGTAAACGTGCAATGAAAAGTAAAGGATTCAAGAATGACGCAACAGCATGGATCAGTCCGACTAATCTCAGTGACTCCCGAAGCGGAGAAGACGATGGGGTACGTGGCGAGAGTGAGCAATCCGAAGAATCAGGAGAATCCTAAGGTTGCTGGTCTCCTGAAGTATTGTATTGAGCATGGTCACTGGTCTGTGTTCGAGCAGGCATTCATGACCCTTGAGATTGAGACTACCAGGGGACTGGCAGCTCAAATTTTGAGGCACCGTAGCTTCACATATCAAGAGTTTTCCCAACGCTATGCTGATTCTTCCCTACTCGCGGAGACGATCCCTCT